GGAAGAGGTTTATCTATTCCACTTCATGAGTTTTCATTTAGTATCAAAAAGGATAATACTATAGAATTTAAATCAGAGGTATATAAGAGTAATTGTTATTTCAAACAGTATTTAATAGATAGAGACTATAAACTGTCTTTGTGTACAAGTAAAGATGTCTTTTGTAATAAGGTAGATGTTTTGAATCTTGATGAATTAATAGAGAGTTTATGGAAATAGGAATAATAGTGTTAAAATAAGTAAATGAGCAGAGGAAGGGTCGATAAAATTAATGAACTCTCCTCTATTTGGTATCTTCAATTATTTTTAAATAAAATTAATGATTATTACATCAAGAATCAATTAGAGCTTAATATGGTGTTTGCAAATGAAATTCTACTTGGATATTTGAGATCAGCTATACCAAAGTTCACATACTCTACAAAGAACTTATCTAAAAGAGATGATGCATTATTTCAATTTAACATTTACCTTACTGACATGGAAAAAGAAATACTATCTATCTTAATGGTTTCAGAACATCTATCACCGAAAATCGTTAGTGAAGATTATGTTTATAGCAAGATTGGTTCAAAAGATTACAATCAATTTTCGCCCTATAATCAATTAGCACAATTACGAGCTTTACGTGAAAGTATTAAGGAAGAAGCTAATCTACTGATGATTGAGTATTACTATAGGCAAGGTGTTTAATATGGAAATTACTATTGAATATCTTGAACATTTAAAAGGCGGATTCTATAAATGTCTGTGCTTATTTGAAGAGAAAAATGATGGTTTATCAAGGTATATTAGCTCTTTTAGTTATGAATTATATGGATTACAATATCTTATGAAGAGTAAAAAAGAATACCTATTAACTTTACTTTGTGTCTTGGAACATTTTTATGATGATAGTTTAGAGGCAGAACCAGATATCGGTATAATAAGAAGTGAAGCTTTCCGCTGTATGAGTTTAATTGATGAGATGTTTAAGGTTGGTGATGTTATTGAATTATGCAACTAAATACATTAAGCGTTTGAATAGTGATGGTATTAATTCAAGAGAAGCCTATTACAACCAATCTAAGATTATCGCAGAAAGACAAATCTACAACTCCCATAATAGATATGATGTATATTTAAATCTTAATACCAATAAAGTTCATTACTGTATAACTAAGGATAAAGGAAATAATAAAAAACGTAAATTCATATTTACTCCAGATACAGTTGTAAATATGGGCGATTATGTTACTCAAGGCGACAGTACTTATTTACTTTCCGAAAAAGATACTAATGAAATCACCCCTACTCTCTCAGGAGATTTTTGTAGTGCTAAATTTACTGTAAAGTTTTCAGATGAAAAAGTGTTGATTGGATATGACAAACTTAATAGACCTACTTATGAAACTATTCCGGGCGAAATCAATGAATTACCATGTGTAGTGAAAATGAATGACGCATCCACTGCTATCGCTGATGTAAACGAACCAGTAAACTTATTAGCAAATCAGGTCATGGTTACTATCCCATATACTGAAGCCCCTTCTATTGAGTTAAACGAACAATTTGATCTATACAACGAAACATATCGCATTATTCGCGTAGACCCCTCTTCATCAATTAACAAAGTCGGTATCCTTAGAATAACTGGTGAACGTGTAGGAAGAGCTAACTCAGATGAGGAGGTATTTCTGTGAAGTTAAAAGAAGCATTAGAGAAAATGTTTATTAAATTAACCAGTGACGAAGAATTACTTAGACTTCTTCATTATAATCCTAAGAATGCATTAGACAATCCATTGAATAAAACAAAGCCTGATATCTTAAGTTTAAGTGACGAAAATAAAGATGAAATCATTAAGAAAGTATTAGTGCCTTCTGATAAAACCTACGACTTAGTTTTGCAATCAGAAATGTCGCGTATTTGTTTTTATACGGGTACTCGAAAGCCACAATCAAACTACAGTGGTTCTTCAGGACGCTTACAAGATAACCCCTACGCTTCTGACCAGATATATAATTTCGATGTGTATGTGCATGTAGATATTGATATCGTTGATTTCCGTATGACTTGGATTTGCGACAGGTTAAATGAATTACTACTCCTCAACTCGGTCACTGATGTTGGGGATTTTATTTTGGCATTCTCCTCCCCCATCAACAACACACCTAAAGGATTTATTGGATACAAACTAGCATACACAACTACTTCGTTACAAGAAACACCAAAAAGGTTACGCACATGAAGGTTGATTTAGACCATGTATATGGTAAGCCTAAGTATATAAACAACACTCCAATTTATCCTGTGAAAATGGAGTACATAGTAGAATTGTATGAGGATTCTACCTGTCTATTGATACCGAAGAATTCTATGAGCGATCCAAAAATTATAAAAATGTCATATTTATCATTTTTAATTGCATTAAGTCAAAATCCAGAAGCAGAACATTTATTTGATAAACTAATCAATCTAATCAAATTAGTTACAAAATCAAGCACTGTTACTTTTGGTGTTAATGACAAAAATAAAATTATCGTCACTTTAGATGATAAATATACAATTCATGAACGTGATTTTGATAAGTTTCGTGAGCTTGTAGGTATTCAAAATTTAATAGAAACTAAAGATAATTCACTAGGAAGCGACTTTGATAAAGCTAAAGCAGATGCGAAGGCTTATTTAGCAAAACGAAATGGACGTATGGCTGATCTAGAACAGCAAATTATAGCTTATAAATGCGTTCAAAAAACTACATATGAAGAAATAAAAAATTTAACAATCTATCAATTTAGAAAAGAAATTGAACGAATTGATTTGATTAAATCTGCTGATATTCTTCAGACTGCTCAGTATTCCGGTATGGTTTCCTTCAAAGAAGGTACAGTAATACCTCATTGGCTCGATCATATAAAAGATAGAGATTCTGATGAAGGTGTAGTTTTAACTGGAGAACAACTTAAGCAGATAAATAAGAAAAATGGATTAGTAAGTAAATAAAACAAATACATAAATAAGAAAGAGGTAATAATATTATGACAGAAGAATTATTTGCAGTATCAACCGCAGATGCATATTTAATTGATCCATCTAATGATACTCTTGTTATTAAAGCAAAAGCATTATTGAATTCAAGTATGGAGCAATCAATGCAACAAACAGACCTTAATGCTGGTCGAGGTTCTCAATTAAAATTCGTATACAACTACCAAAAAGTTTTAGCGTTCCAAATTGAAGCCGCTGATTTCTCCCCTGTTTATTTAGCATTACAAACTGGTTCAGAAATTAAAAATAAAATGGCTAAATACTTTACTGAAGAATTAGTGACATTCGATTCTACTGGTAAAGCTACACTATCCCAAGCTCCAATCGGTAACGTATACGTAGAATCCCCTGCTAACCACGTTACAAAAACTCCTACTGGAAAGGTTATTACAGATA